CAATCTTGCCGTCGGCCGTGCCGACCTCGTGGTAGCCCAGCGCCCGCAGGCGGGTTTGGACCTCTCGGACGCTCATCGTGACGGCCGGGGCCACGTTGCCGGCCCGGCGCACACCCAGCAGGCGGGCCTTCGCGTAGCGNTTGACGTTGACCGCGTCCGCCTGATTGCCGCCGAGCACCTCGATCGAGGCGCCGACAGTGCGGACGAAGAAGCCGACGTGGCCTTGCCAGCCGCTCGGGTCGCCGCGGGTGAAGATCACCACGTCGCCTTCCTGCGCGTCGTCGAGGTCGATCGGCACGCCCCAGTCGAGGTAGGACCGGGCGTTGAGCTTGCGGGTGGACCGCAGGCCGGCGCGCTCGATGCAGTGGCCGACGAACGCGGCGCACCACGCCACGCTGTCGTGCTCGACCCAGTCGTGTCCGACGGTCGCATACATCTCCATGACGACCGGGTTGTTGGCGGGGCCAGGGGCTTCGGCGGTGCCGATATAGGTCTGTGCGATGGCGTAGGGGGTCATGCTTCCCTCCATAGGCCGCGGGCGCTCGCGGGGGCGGGCGCAGGGCGGCGTTTAAGCGTTGGGGGCGGGTAGGGGTGCCGAAAGGTCAGGCTGGCATTTCTCGGCCCGCTCCGGCGCTCTCTCAGCGTCTGCGGTCGGGCGAGCCGTCAGAAAAACGATCGAGCAGGAACTCGTAAAGGCGGTCGATCTTGCCCTCGATGCCATCGAACCGCTTCACAATGGATGGCTGGTCGATCTTGGCGACCTCGATCTCAAGCGTAGCGACGCGGCTTCGGATGTCGTGGACGTCGGTTTTGATCGTCTCGATGTCGCGCTCGGTCGTGTTGGATTTCGGGCGGATCGTCTGCCAGAGCTTTACGATCGCCAAGATGGCGCCGGCGACACCGCCGAGGCCGATGATGAAGTAGATCACCGTCGGGATGCCCGAGACCCAATCCTGCCCCATGCCCTGTTCCTTTTCGCTTCAAGATGGCCCGGTTCCGTCCTGGTTGATGGGCGGCGGCGTGCGGTCGACCGCGTTCGGCGCCACCGGCTGTGTCGTGGCTTCGCGAGCATCAGCGCCAGCGCCGCCCTGCGGCTGTTTAAGGTCGAGCGAGGTCACGAAGCCGCCCCCGCGGGTCAGCGTGTGCGTGACCGCCTCGATCCGGTAGGCGCCGTCGACGCCTGCCCGGGTGCCGGCCACGATGCAAAGCCCGTCGGGGATCGCGGCGGTGTTGCCCTCGATCGTGACGGTGCCTTCGCCGGCATCCCGCTCGGCGGTCGCGGCGTCGCTGTCGGCCTGCTGCGTGGCCTCGGTCGCGTCCGCCCGGGATAGGCGGCCCGCGTGGATCGCTCGGACGTCGAGCCCGGTCGCGCGCTGGACCATCTGCCAGCCCGCGTTGGCCACGTCATACCAGCGCGAGCGCACCTCGCTGAACTGCGGGCGGCCGAGCTGGGGGGCGATGTCCCAGCTGTGCAGGTTGTCACCCCACACGGCCCGGACGGCCGCCTGATAGTCCGCGTTCCGCTTCGACAGGATCGCGGTGTCGTCCACGATCCGGAAGTTGGCGCCGATCTCGCGCGCCAGCCGCTCGCCCATGGCGATGAAGCTCTCGTCGCGCATCTCGAAATAGGTCCGGGTCAGGGACCGCAGCGCGGGGTCGATCTCGATGTTGGCGATCCCGGCGAAGCCGGCGGCGTCGCGGATGATCGTCTCGACCGAGGCGTCGTCCCAGTTGCGCTGCTGGCCCTCCTTCACCGGGCCGGTCGTGTCCATCCCCTTGGCGGTGATTTTGAGCCGCCGGCCGGAGCCGCGATTGCCGGAGGATTTCACCTCGTCGACCGTGCCGCGGAACACGACCCGCATCCCCTCGCTTTCCCAGCCGANGCCGATCGAGACCTTCGCGCCCTTNCGGGGGAGGACGATNCGGCCGTCGGTGTCGTCGATTTCGAGGTCGGCGCTGTCNGTGTGCGTGCCNACCTTGTCGGANACCCGCAGNCCGAGNAGNACCGGCATCAGCGCGGTNGTGATNTTGGTCCCGGCGACCGTGACGTTGAACACCGCGCGTTTCGACATGGGGGCGGCCTCCTTACCAGAGCCGGATCGGGTCCAAGAACTGCTGCTCGCGCGGGATCGGGATCGGCATCTCGAAGGTGATGCCGACGGGGAGGGTCTGGCCGTAGTCGGCCAGCCCGGGGTTGGTGTCGTAGATTTCCTCGACGAGGCCGGGCATCGGGCGATGGAACCGGCGCCAGACGATCAGGGGGACCGTCAGGCCGTCGCCGGCCACGGTCACGGTTTCGGTCACAACGCTCATCGGTTCACCCACAGAAAGATGTCGGCCAGCAGCGAGAAGAAGCTGCCCGAGGACGGGCTGCCGCACCGCTTGACGGTGATGTCCACGTCGATGACCTTCCCGACGCCCTTGGGGTCGAGGTAGGTCGATCGCTCCTGCACGCTCAGGATCACGACCCAGCCCATCACGGCGCCGTCGCCCCGCATCAGATACTGGGGCCGCCCGGACGCCCGGGCCTGATAGAGCGTCTGCAACTGGCCAAGCCCGCCGAACTTCTCCGGGTAGAGCTTCGCCTTGATCGTCCAGCTTTCAGGGCCTTCGCCGACGTATTCCAGCGGCGGGCGGGCGCCGAGGACGGGCTTCTCTGCAAAGCTCGCCTCGTGCCCGTGGCCGTATGTGTTCGTGTTGAAAGGGAGCACCTCGAACTGAACGGGGCCCAGCATCATCAGCATCACGCAAACCTCATGCCTGTGTCGGCAAAGACGCCGCGAAAGGCCTCGCGGACCTCGTCGCGCATCTGCCGAGAGATTTCGGCCGCAAGCTGCTGCGGATCGGAGGTGCCCCCGTTGACGGTGATCGGCGCGTTGATCGACACCTCGAAGGTGCCGCCCATCGGGGCTTGGCCCGTCGGGTTGACGTAGCCGTTGCGGTTCGCGGTGATCAGCTCGGGCCCGTTTTCACCGACCAGATAGCTGCCGCCTCGGGAGATCGGGCCGCCTTTGGCGCGCTGGCCATCGACGCCGAAGTCCTCGGAGAAGTTATTCATCGCCTCGTCGCTGCCGCCCATCAGGCGGTTCCACCATGCCGGCGGCGAAGGCCACCGGATGATGCTCGACAAGTCGATGTTGCCGATCGCTTCGACGATCCGACCGGGGATGCCGGTCAGCCACGCGACGAACTCGTCGAACTTCTCGACCGCGCCGTCCCAGAGAGACTGGATCAGCTGCCGGCCGGCCTCGACAAGATCGCCTGCCGCCTCCCCGATCCGGGCAGGCAGGCCGGTGAACCAGCCGATGATGTTCTCCGTCACCTCGCGTGCCCGCGCGGTGATGTTGGCGACCTCCTCCTCGGAAAGCGTCTCGCGATCGAACAGGCCCGAGAGGAGCTCCCCGAGGCCGGAAATCCGGTCGCGGACCCATTGCCACGCTTCCCCGAAGGCGTTCACCACCGGGTTCAGGAACGAGAGCTTCTCGGAAACCCAGTCGAGCCCGGGTTGCAAAGCCTCCCCGATGGCCTGCCCGACGCCCGTGAGGACGGCGGTGATCCGATCCCAGTAGCGATAGATCAGGAGGCCCGCGGCGGCCACGGCGGCGGCGATCGCAGCGAAGGTGCCCCAGACCGGGGCGGAGATCGTGGCAACGGCAGCGCCGATCGCGGCGATCCCGGAGGACAAGGCGCTTACGCCGGGGATCGCGAGGACGATCCCGGACAGGCCCGCCCGCAGGCGCCCGAGGGTGCCGAGAGGCTGGCCGGACATGGCCGCAAGCGCGGATTGGAGCCCGATCATCTCGGTGGCGGCGATCCGGGCCCCGATGGCCGCGCGGCCGATCGTGTTGTAGCCCAGCGCGATCATCGAGAGGACGCCGCCCCGGCCGACAAGCCCGGCGAAGCGCAGCGCCGCGATGGCGCCCTTGAAGGCGATCACGGCCCCGGTGGCACCGACAACCGCCAGCGTCACCTCGGGATAGGTGTTCGCGAGCTCGGCCAGCCGGGTGATCAGCGGGGCGACCGCCTCGGCCAGTTGCGAGATCGCGGGCATCAGCGCGTTGCCGATGCTGATCTGCAACTCGGTCAGGACGTTCTGGAACCGCTGCATGTTGGCTTGGAACGTGTTGTTCCGCGCCTCGAACTCGGCGAAGGCCGAGCCGGCGTAGGTGGCGCGGTCGCCGACCATCCCAAGGGTTTCCTCGACGAGGCCGAGGTTGGTCAGCAGCGGGCCCAGCGCCCGGGCTTCGTTCCCGAATAGCTGCGACGAGATCGCCGCGCGCTGTTCTGCCGGGAGCTGGCCGATCCGGCGGAGCACGTCGATCGTCGTCTCGACTGCGTTTTCCTGCATCGAGCGGGCGACCCGCTCGGCATCCAGCCCGAGCTCTTGGAAGGCCTCCCGCTGCGCGCGGGTTGCCGAGGAGCCCCGGGTGAGGGCCGCGCCCATGTTGCGGAAGGACGTGGCGGCCACGTCGCTCTCAGAGCCTGCCGCGAGCATGGCGGAGGCGAAGGCGGAGGTCTGCTCGGCGGTGAAGCCGAACATCGTGGCCTGCGCGCCCACGCGCTGCACCACGTCGAGAATATCGGCCGCGGTCGAAGCCTGACTGTTCGACAGGTGGTTCATCGCGTCCGCGAGGGACACGGTTTCGTCGATCGACAGGTTGAGCGCGGTCATGAGGTTCGCCATCGACCCGCCGGCTTGCTCGGCGCTGATGTCGAAGGCGACGCCGATCCGGGCGGCCGCATCGGTGAACCGGATCAGGTCCTGCCCGGCGATGCCTGCCTGACCGGCGGCGGCGGCGATCTCGGCGAGGCCGTTCACCGCGATGGGGATTTCACGGGAGAGCGCGAACAGGTCCTGCTGGAACTGCGTGAACGCCTCGGGGGTCGGGAAGTCCACGACCTTGATCACGTCCGCCATCGCGCTTTCGAAGGCGGCGGCGGCCTCGATCGGGGCGCCGATCGCTTGGCGAAGGGCGTAGAAGCTGGCGACGGCATCGACGATCCCGCCGCGGGCGTCGGCCAGCGCCCGGTCGTTCCGGGTGATCGCTGCGTTCAGCCTGTCCCCGAAGGTGATCGGCTGGCCGTTCTGCTCGCGGATCGTGTTCGAAATGCCCGCCAGCGCGTTTGCCGCGCGGCGGGCAGGTCCGGTCACCCGGTCCAGAAGCTCGATGACCAGTTGGGACGTGAGCGTGGACATGGATCACCTCATCTTGGTGGCACGGGCGAGGCGCCGCGCCTCGGTGTGCCAAAGCACGACCTCGGACCATTCCATCTCGTCGAAGGCGGTCAGGGGCGTGTTCAGCCAGTGGGCGGTTTCGGCGACGACGGTGCGCCACTCGGCGATGCCGTGCCCTTTGGGAAAAAATCCGCGATCACCTCGGAGATCGCCGTGAAGTCGTCGGTGTCGAGCTCCTCGATCGCCTCGACCGGCAGCCCGGTGAGGGCTGCGGCCATGACGATGCCTTGCTCAAGGCGGTCCTCGATGCCGGCGAGCGCCGCCTGCATCCGTTTCAGGTCCTTCACCCGAGGCTTCGAGAGCGTGACCTCGGTGATCTCGCGGCCTTCCCAAGTGATCGGGTCGGCAAGGCGGACGGTCTTAGGTGCTTTGGGGGCAGTCATGGTTCACCTCAGAAGCCGCCGGGGATGCGCAGGATCGACCGCTCATCCGCGTTTTGCGAGACGCCGTTCACGCGCCAGTCGGTGGTGAAGAAGTCCCAGTAGTACTTCTCCGACCCGGCGAAATGGAGCTCGTAGTGCATGATCTCCGAGATCGAATAGTCGAAGCCCTGCATCTCGCCGCGCTGGAACGCCTCCGGGCTGGCGGCGCCGAGGCGACCTTCGAGGACGGCTTTCGCCTCGATGGCCACGCCGTTCCGCTTGTCCCGGATCGACCCGTAGGCGGTGAACTTGCGCCGGGCGGTGGCGCCGAGGCCGAACTGCGTCAGCAGGTCCGGGTCCCAGCCCGCGAGCTTGAAGCTCGCTTCCAGCTTCTGGATGCCGACCGCGACCTCGATCTGCACGCGCGAACCGCCGGGGTGGTGGTCCTGATACATCTCCTGAAGGTTCGGGAGTTGCAGCTCGGTCAGCGTGAGGTGCTTCGATGCCGTCGGATCGTCGTCGCCGCAAAACAGGTTCACGGCCTCCATGATGTAGATGTTGCTCATCGGAGCGTCTCCTTGTGTCAGCCGGTGATCGTGCCGACCTGCGCGAGCAGGTCATCGAGCAGCGCATCGAGCGCCGGGCGGTAGCGCGCGGACTGGATGCCCAGATACCGAAGCACCGGTGCCTCCTCGGCGGCGAAGTTGACTGTGAAGCGGCCCTGACGCAGCTCCTCCGGGGTGTTCTGGTCCCGGGTGAACTTGATCTCGTAGCCGAGGACGTCGCCGTCGGCTTTCAGGTTCCGCAGGCCCGTGTCCATCGTGTTCAGGATGCCCTGAATGGTCTGGCCGGTGACATTGAAGCGGCCGAGGTAGAACCGCAGGGTCCGCAGCAGCATCAGGTGGATGAAGTCGCGGCCGCGGGTCACGTTGTAGAACCGCCAGAGGTCGTCCTCGCCCGCGTTGTCGGTGCCGACGAAGATGAACCCGCCCTGACCGATCGCGTTCTCGACGCCCATCTCGCCGCGCAGCAGCACGCCGATGTTGGCGGCCAGCAGGCGCTGTGCCTCGGTCGCGCCGTCGGTGAGCGAGAAGTTGATCGGGCGCGACGGCCCGACGATGCCCTGCACCGGCTGGTTGGCCCAGCTATGGAACGGGCGGCCCTGCTTTTCGTGGTCACGGCGGACGCCGATCCCGACGACGGCTGGGGAAATGGGCTGCACCACGGTCACGCCGTTGGCGAACACCTTGACCGCCGGGTCGACCGGGATCAGGCGGTGCGAGCTGATCGTCACGCGCCAGTCGATCGCGGCCTGCTCGGTGGTGGCCGGGCCGTCAACGACCGCGTGCGCCAGCAGCTTTTCGCAGATCGCGGGCAGCGCGGCGCAGACCTGGTTGGCGAGGCCGGTTTCGCGCTGCGAGGTGAAACCAGGAGCGCAAAGCAGGCGCGGGATCACGCCGAGCTCGGGGCCGGCCGCGATGAAGGCTTGCAGGCCGGTCGATACGCCATCGCCGACGATGTTCGCGATGGTCGCGGTCGCGTCCACGCCTTCCGTCACCCGGACGACGACGACCTTGGCCGCGACCTGAAACTCGCCCAGCTGGGCGTTCAGGAGCGTGATCGCGTCGCGCAGGGTGCCGGTCGCGCCCAGCGCGGTCAGCTTGGTGGCGTCGTCGGAATAGAGGAACACGGGCGTATCGAGCGGGAACACGTCGGCGTCCGCGGCAGGCGCTGTGCCGATGATGCCAACGACGGACATATCGCTCCACACCGGGGGCCGCGGCTCGCTGTCGATCCGCGTGATGGAAATGCCGAACGTCGGGTCGGACATGGGACTGTCTCCTTGAGTAGCAGAGAGCGCGCCGGGCGGGTGGGCCCGGGCGGCGGTCTCGGACGTGTGGTTGTTGCCTGGTTGGCCGCTGCCTCAGAACGAGAGCGTCGGCGTCGTGATGTTGAGGTCCGCCTTCGCGTCGGACTGGATGAGGACCTCAAGGATCAGCGCCGGACCCGCCGACGCATTGGGCTCGCCGAAGAACTTCACCGAGCGAACGAAGCCCCCGGAGCCGTCGTCGACCACATCCGTGACCTGCACGTCGCGAACGTCCGTGATCTCAAGCTTGGAGCTGATCTGGTTGACCGCAGAGCGCATCGCGGCTGCCTCCTTCAGTATGTGCCGCCGTCGATCACGTCGATCTGGGCCTGCAACGAGTTGATGGTCGATTGCAGGTTGCTGATCTGCGCGATCGTGTGGCCGTGGGTGCTGGCCGCCTTGCCCGCAATCTGGGCGGTCAGGTTCGGGATGTCCCCGATCCCGAGCGCAACGGTGCCGGTCTGCCCGTTCACCGAGGAAACCGGGCCGTTGGCGAGGACGCTTTCCGCCACATCCGCCGCGGCCGCCGCATCCGAGGCGGCCTGCTGCGCGAGCGCGAGGGCGTTGGAGACGGCGGCGGCGGTTTCGATCACCGAGGCAGCGATCCCGGCGCTGGCAGAGATCACCCAATCCGAGTGGGCCGCGGCGCCGATGTTGCCGTTCACCGCGATGATCTCACCGGCGAGGCCGCCGGTGTCGCGGCTGTAGGCATCCACCCGCAGGATCGCCCAGTCGTTGATGGTGCCGTCCGCGTCGCGCGTCAGCACGACGTAGGGCGTCGGCGCGAACAAGGCCCGCGCCGGCGTATCGTCGATTTCGAAGGTGGTCAGCAGGCCGACCGAGACCGTCAGCGAGGTCGAGGAGGTCGCGACGAGAAACCCGTTCTCCGCGGCCGCCGAGGCGACCGCCAGCGCGGGCCCGAGCACATCGTTTACCCGGGTCAGGCCCAGCGCCACGAGGTTGTCGGTCGCCCCGCCGATCCGCGACAGCTGCGCGTCCAGCTCTGCGAGGCTCTCGGCGATCAACCGGTAGCGCCGGTTGAAGAAGTCCCGGTCGAGGTCCTGATTGTCCCGAACCCGTAGGTCCTCGAACCTCAGCATGGCGTCACTCCTTCTTGAGAGGCTCGGCCGTGGCGATCGCCTCCGGGTGATCCGCCTTGAGGCCATCGTAGACCGCGGCCTTGAGCGTGTAGCGCGCGCCCGGCCGGAACCGGGCGCCTGCGTATTCAAGGGGACGGTTGACCGTCACCCGATAGTGGGTCGGTTTGGGTGCCATCTGGCTTTCTCCTTATGCGGATCAGGACTGCGCGTACTCGATCAGCTCGCTGACGAGGAACGGCACCGCCGCGCTCACCGTCGAGCCGACGATCTTGACCGCGTAGATGCTCACCGAGGTCACGTTGAAGATCGAGGTGCGGCGGATCGTGCCGTCCGGCAGGACGCGATCCTCGACCACATCCGCGGCCTCGACGCCGTCCAGCGCCGCGCCTGTGAGCAGCGTCACCGTGCAGTCGTGGTTGGCCTCCTCGTAGTGCTGAAGATCGGTGATGATCTTCACGCTCGTGGTGGCCGAGCCCAGCTCGCGCGCCTCGGAAACCCAAGTGAACGAGGTTTTGGGCCGCGTGGCCACCGCCTGCGATCCGGTCAGGCCGAAGCCTGGCATCAGGTCCGTCGTGCCTGTCAGCGTCATGCGAACCGGCAGCAGCGTCGGGAGGCCGGACAGGTCAGGGCCGTTCGCCTCGCCATCCAGCGCGACCCACGCCCCGTTGACCTGCACCTCGATGTCCGCGCGGCAGGCCGGAGGCGTCACCCCCGGGTGCAGCACGTCCAGATCGAGGATGCCGCCCGCGAGTTGCAGGGCGGTCAGCTCGACCGAGAGGCGGGACCGCTCAAAGCGCGCGAAGTAGAGGCGCAGCTTCATGTCGTCGACGAGGTTGCCGGAGAAGAAGGCCCCGTCCGTCGAGACGAAGAACGTGCCCTGCACGACCCCGTTGTCGGTGTTGGTCATCGCGACGTAGTGGTCGCCCGTCGTCACCAGCACGATCGCGTAGCGCCGGCCGGCCGTCATGAAGGTCGGCGTGATCGGCAGGCGGGTTTCGACCAGCGACGGCAGGCCGACCTCGGTCGAGATCGCGCCCACCTGAATGTCGGCGACCGGCAGCGTCGTGCGCGAGATCACGCGGGACAGGTCCGGCATCCCGAATGCGGTCTCGGTCACAAGGACCGTGACGTCGCCGGCGGCGGCCTTGCGCGAGAAATAGAGCCCGACTTGGCTCAGCCAGCCGTCCTGCGAATTGAGGAAGGTCTGGGCGACCTGCTGGCCGTTGATCGTCGCCGTGGTGGTGACGCGATCCCAGTATTGCTCCTCGAAGGTGTCGATCCAGAAGCGGCGCACCCTGATCCAGTGCACGTTGCCGTTCGGCACGCGCGCGCCGTTGGGCATCTGGTCCGGGACACCGTTCGTGACCTCCCACGTCTCGCCCGCGGTGCGAAAGATGTTCGCGGCGAGGTCATAGTTGCCCTGCCGCCACCAGCGCGAGTTGGTGCAGACGATCATCGAGTTGCCGTAGCGCCGACGGGTCCGCGCACGGGTCAGCTGGCGGATTTCCGTCGTCTCGAACGTGTACTGCGCGAGGCGGGTCTCCGACGAATAGCCGGTCAGGTCCATGCGGACCGCGCTCCGATACTTCGGCAGGACGAAGCCGCCGGTGTTTGCGATGTAGACGTTGTTCGGGTTCAGCAGCGCGAGCTGGGAGGTTTCCGACCCGGCGCGCGGGAAGCGAATGCCCTCCTCGACGACCGCGTCGAAGTCCGGGTGATCGACGTTCGAGCCCTCGGCGGTCAGGAAGTGGTTGGTGCCGTAGAAGATGTAGGCGCCCGGCGCATAGACCTCGTTGCGGATTTCGTCGAGCTGCTCGGTGAGCTCGACGATCTCGGCCTTCGTCGCATAGCCGGCCAGCCGGTCCGCCAGCGTCGAAAGGTCGGTGCGCAGCGTGTCCACCTGCCCGCTGATCTGGCCGCGCCAGCTTTCCAGCGCGATCGTGCGGTTCGCGATGTTGCGCAGGTTCGGCAGCTGCGTGGGCTGCCACTGCTCGATCGCGACGACGCCGGTGGTGTCCAGCAGGACATAGGCGATCACGGTGACGTTGGCGTCCGTCGCCGGGTAGCTCGGGTCCGGGCCTTCGGTGCCGGCCACGGTCGAGATTTCCGCCCGGCGCAGGCTTTCCATCGCCACGGACTGCGGCTCGGTGGTGCCGGTCTGGGCGTCGATCAGGAAGTCGCGCGGCTGGATGTCGGTCTCGACCTCCTGCCCGAAGGTGACGATCGCCACCCGCTTGCGGGTGACGAGCGGCAGGACGTTGAACATGTCGACGACGATGTCTTCGTTGCGCGCATAGACCGCGCCGCCGGCGTAGAGGCGCCCGGCGGAAAGCGTCACCTCGGTCGAGGCGGTCTTGGTCGCCGAGAAGCCCGAGTAGGCCTTGCCGGCCTCCACCGCGTCGCGGACGACGTGGTCCATCGAGGCGCGGACGAACTCCTGCGTGTTGTTGAGATCGGCGGACTGAAGCTCTTGCCGGTCCCGATAGATGACGGTGCTTTCCATGGGTCAAACCTCTGTGAATTCGCCGATTGTGATGCTGCCGACTTGCCGTCGGTCGCCCGGTCGGGGCAATCGGTAGGTCTTGGTGTTGAGCAGGACCTTGTCCCGCAGCGATTTCGAGACCATCACGGCCTCCCGCGCGTCAGAGACGGGCTTGGTGCTCGCCCCGACGAAGTAGCCGTTGACGAAAGCGCCGGCCGTGCGCGGGTATCGCCGGCCCCTGATGCGGGTCAGGACCTCGGCGTGATAGGGCGGCATCCCGAGGCGGGTGTAGCCCAGATGGGTCGACCGCTTGCGTTCTTCGAGCACCCGGTCTGGGTCGTGGATGTGCCACCGCTCGTAGAGGTGGCGCCACGAGATCGTCTCCGGCAGGCACGCGCCCAGCACGCGCTGGCCGATGCCGCCCGGGAAAACCGACCCGGCCTGCGCAGGATGCGGCTCCGCGATCATCTGCGGCCGCACGTCGATCAGATCGCCCTTCGGCAGGACCGTCGTGTATTGCTCGCGGCCGAGCCGGTAGCTGTAGTTGACCGCCCGCGGGATGCGCACGATCCGCTCGCGCACGCCCATGTCGTCGATCAGGAAGGCCCGCGCGCGAGGCGGCGCCCCGAAGTGGATCGCGGCCGTGGGCTTCGGCGCCAGAACAACCTCGTCGTATTCGACCGCCTCGAAGCTCCCGACGGTTTCGGGCTTCACGGACCGGGAGGTCAGGGTGGTTTCGACCCCGCGGTCGTAGAGCTTGGCGGTGCGGACGTAGCGGGTGCCCTTGGGCGCCACCGGGTTGCCGGGGCCGGTGAATGCCGTGCCCGGCCCGTCCGGGGCGGAAAGGAAGCGGGTGTTGATGCCCGAAACCCCGCGCTCGATGAACGGGTAGACCCGGAGCTGCGCGAAGCGGTCCAGATATGCCGCGCGCTCCTCCTCGGACAGCGCCTTCGACATGAAGGTCTTGGCCGGCGGCGTGATGAAGCGACGCGCCTCGGCGCCCATGACTTCCAGCGCCTCGGCGATGGCCGTCTGCGTGCCCTTGATCGCGTGGAAGCGAAGCGAGCGCGCCGTCCGGGAGCGTTTCTTCTCCTCGGGCCAGTCCTTGTCCCAGAGATCGACGGAGAGGCCCCAAGCGAGCCACGGCAGGTGGCCAGTCGGCACCTCGAACGGCTTGACCAGCGCCCGGAGGCCCACAGGCAGCTCGGCGATCCGGGCACCCGTCAGGTCCATGGCCTCCTCGAAGGCCGTCCGGTTATCCGGCAGCAGGGTCTCTCGTGCCATCGGCGGGGTTCCTATTCATCGCGGAGCGTAGCGACCGTCACGGTGATGGCGTCGATCGCGTAGACCTCCGTCGGCCCGAGGACGAGGTCCTGCGCCGGCGAGGTCAGATCGACCGAATGGACGCCCTCCTGATGGAGCTTCGAGAAGATCGCGGACCGGCGCAGGTTCATGCCCAGCATCCGGTTGGCCTCGACCCAGTCGGTGATCGCGGCCAGCGCGCGGGCGCGCACCACGTTGCCGTCCGGGCCGGGATAGAGCGTCAGGTTTGCGGTGATCGCGACGCGATGAACCAGCGGGGCCAGCACCTCGACCATGTCGGTCAGCGGGCGCACGTCGTTGTCGATCAGCGACATCCGCACGGCTTCGCGCTCGGCGAGGCTCGGCGCCGGGTCATTGCCCGCGCGCAACATCGTCACCCGGACACGGCCCGGGCTGGTCATGATCGCGGTCGCGTCACGCGCCCACGGGGCGGCCGAAAGGGCGTGGTAGACATAGGCGCCTTCGGGGCCTGCCACGGAGAACGCCTCCGGCGCGAGCTGCACGCGCCGACGGAGGCGATCGTCGTCCTCGTCGACCAGCGCGCCCGTGGCGTCCTCGACCTTCATCCGCTGCGTCGCGAACAACGCGGCGAGGTGGTCGAGGTTGCTGCCATAGGCGGATGCCAGGAGCACGGATCGCGCCGCATCGTTGATCCGCCCGCGCAGGAGCATTTCCCGGTAGGCGAAGGCCTCGATCAGCTTCCGGGCGGGCTCGCTTTCGAGGTCGATCACGCCCGCGATCGCCGGGAAGGCCGCGACGAGGTAGTCGCGCATCTCGCGGACGATCACCTCGAAGTCGAGGGTCTCGATCACGTCTGGCGGCGTCAGGCCGGAGAGGTTGATGGCGGTGAAGCTGCTCATGTCCCGGCCTCGCGTTGCTCGATCAGAACCCCGTCGGGGTTCGCATAGGCGTTGATGCGGCGAGCGCCCTCGACCGTGAAATCCCCGAGGGTGGCGCGGGGCCGATATTCGCCCTCAAGGAAGAAATGGAGCGCGCCGGACCGGGTGACTTCGACAACCTGAATGCGGGTGACGCGATATCGCGGCTCCCACTGCTCGATCGCGGACGTGACCGCGGCGAACCACGGCGTCACCTCGTTCGGCGAGATGTTCCGGCCGAGCAGGTTGGGCACGAACGACCCATACCACTCCCGCATGATGCGGCTGCCGAACCGGGTTGTGAAGATGTCCTGCAAGGACTGGACAACGTGCGGCCAGCCCTCAAGGACGCCGCCGGTCGCGGCGTTGAGGCCGACCGACGGGCTCGTGTAGCGCGTGGCCATCGGTCAGCCCCCCCCTTGCCGTTACTGGTCGCCTGCGCCGTCGCCAGCGCCCTCATCAGCGCCTTCGCCGGCCTTGTCGCCGCCCTGTTCCTCGCCGCCCTCGGCGGGCTTCGGGTCGGCCTTGGCGGCCTTCTTGCCTTTGCCCGCAGCGGCCTTCTTGCCCTCATCCGAAGCGGGCTCCTCGGCCGCCGGCACGTCGAGCGGTTGCAGGCTGCCAAGCCGGACTTCGTGCTCGGCCTGCTTCTCGGTCAGGGTCAGGACGGTCCCGACGCCGGTGTTGTTCTGCCCGGCGACGAAGCGCCCGGCCTTCTCGGTGATCGCGTAACGCGGCATTCGCGTCTCCTTTCAGGTTCAGTTGGGGGGACTGGTCGTGCCGGCGCCGAGGCCCGGGGTGTCCGTGTGGGTGTGCGTGTCCCCGATGTTGGTCCCGTTGTGCGTGACCGTCCCGCCGGTGATCTCGACCCCGCCGCCGGAGACCTTGAAGGTCACGCCGCCGACCGTGATCTGCGCCGCCGCGCTGGTGAGATCGAGGGTCAGCCC